CAGATACTTTCATTACATATAATAAAGGATACTTATCATAGTATGGAAGGCTTGGTGTCTCTGCTTTATATTCAAAAAAACATAGGTGTCCAGGAAATACTTTACGGCGGTTTACATTTTGATCTTGATTAACCAATGCTCCAATCGAATCAAATTTTTCCTGCTCGTTCATACGAGAAGGTTCTCTTTGAATGTCAGCAGTTAAAATTTTAAGTTTTGATTGATACCACCCTAAACTTTTACTTTCTCCTTCAGTTGCTTCTCTTACTTTTTCAAATATAGTTTGATAACTTTTCTTTCCTGCTTTTATATACCCCTCAGTTTCACTTACCGCTTGTGCTAACTCTGTCATATCTTTGTATGAAGAGTAACGTTTTATGCCGTACTTAGAAGCAAGAGCACGGATTTGGTCCCGAGTGTAATGACTTAAGGATGGTAACTCATGACCGCTCAGATAAGACCATCTATCAATAGCATCTTTAGCATATGATTTTGGTTTTAAATTATTTTTTGATGCCATGTTATACTCCTAGATGATCTTCTGTGAGAATTAAAAATTTCATCTGTCTATCTTCACAGAAGTCTTCTGCTGCTGCCCACTTGGCACGATTCTTCATGTAGGTTAGGACTTCTCTTTTCCAAGCAGCAGTTTTTCTTTTTGGTTTCTCGACAGGACCAGCAACTTGTTTCTTTGGTTTAACTTCTATCAAATACTTATTAATATTTCCTTCTTTACTTTTAACTTTGATATAGAAGTCTGGGAAGTACCTATGAACTCTGCCATCAGTAGGACAACGATAGGGAATAATTACTTCTTCACTTCCCCACTCTACAATACTATCGTTGCCATCACAAAACACCATAAACTTCCGCTCCCACATAGAACGGTAGATAATTCTCGTAGGGTTTCCTCTATATTTTTTTGGATTCTTTGGTTTGTAGATTCCAGAATAAGCCATAAATAAATATATCCCTCCGACTATATTTAGAGTGGCAAAAGGATCAATAGACAACTTCATATCAGCCATAGCTAAGAATGGCGGCATGGCAATGTCGAATGGCTATGATGTTGAATTTGATTTTCGTGGAAAAGTTGATCTAGAAAAATATATAAAAACTATTGGAGTAGATTTGCCTGCTAAAAGTGATAGTGGGGAAGCCGGAGCATTAATTAATTTGTTTTGTGACGAAGCACAACTACCGAATATTTCCGCTGCTACTGGGCAAATTACTGGAAGGTATTTGGGAGAAGGTACTATCAATTATCCTCATACTAGAATAGTAAGTGACTTCAATCTTTCGTGGATGTGTGATGCTAACATGATCCCATTTAAATTTTTAAACGCTTGGCACGAGTATATTTTTGGGCAAGATAAAATTGAAAATCGAGTTGGAACCGATAGATTTTTGAGAGATGCTAAAGCAAATGACGCCAAAACAAAACTAATTAACAGAACAAATCGCCTTAGATATCCTGATCAATATCAAACTACGTTAAGAATATCAAAAGCAGAACGAGGAGCTAATGCTCCAAATGAAAGAGTTTCTTTAGTTTGTGTGCTTGAAAATGTATATCCATATTCCATAGATGCTGTTCCTATGTCTTATGGATCATCACAAATAACAAGAGTGAGTGCTAGCTTTTATTATACTCGCCACACATATTACAACTACGACATCCGTAATTATAGAGGATAAATAATTACACGAATTGAAATAAAGTTTTATGGCATTACCAAAAATTGGAATTCCTACTTACGAATTAGAGTTGCCATCCACAGGCAAAACAATTAAGTACAGACCTTTTGTAGTGAAGGAAGAAAAGGTTTTACTACTGGCATTAGAATCTGAAGATGAAAAAGAGATTAAAAATGCCGTCAAAGATCTGATTAAAAATTGTGTTCAAACTAGGATTAAAGTTGATGACTTGCCTAGCTTTGATTTGGAATATATCTTTTTACGAATTCGTGCTGCTTCGGTTGGAGAAGAAATTAGTATGATTGTCACTTGTCAAGATGACAATAAGACTCAAGTTGAAGTAACCATTAATTTGAATGAAGTTAATGTGTTTAAACCTGAAGGACACACTAATAAAATTATGCTTGATGATATCACAGGCATTGTTTTGAATTATCCTGGCATGGATAGATTTATTGATTCTGAATTTTTGAATAAAGATATTAAAACTGATGAAGTAATTAATTTTATTGCTGATTCGGTTGATCAAATTTTTAACAGTGAAGAGGTGTGGGATTCTTCTACAACTTCTAAAAAAGAAATGAGGGAGTTTATAGAAGGTCTTACTGCCAAACAATTCGAACCATTACAAAAATTCTATGAAACTATGCCTAGGCTAATTCATAAATTCAAAGTAATTAATCCAAACACTGGCGAAGAATCTGAATATACGATTGAGGGACTACAGAATTTTTTCGTATAGCACTCTTCCAGAATAGCTTGGAAGGGTACTTTAGAACTAATTTTGCTTTGATCCAGTATCATAAATACTCTTTAGCAGAAGTAGAAAATCTTATTCCTTGGGAAAGAGAAGTGTATACATCTTTGTTAATTCAACATCTTAAGGAAGAGGAAGCAAAGAGAGCAGCTAATCAATGATACCCGAGAAGGCAATAAAACCAATAATAAAAAACGGCAGGGACAATACTGAAATTGCTGTTGGAACTCTTATTGCCTATGGTGTTTTTCCTCACACAACTGAGGGCATAGAAAAAGCTAAGAAGCTAATTGCCGAGTCTGAAAATTGGTTGGTGCCATCACAACTACCAGATTATTATGATGGTATTGATAGTGATTTAATTGTTGGTAGAGAGACCCCAGGTATTCTATCAATAAGAAAAAAATTAAAAGAGTTTTATAAAATCTCTGCCGGAACAGAAGAATTTATAGATACAACTGTATACACTCCAGCAGATAAATTTGTTGATGACGGTAAAGAATTTGCTGTAAAAATAGAAACTGATCTTGAAGATGCTTTAGAAAAAACATCTAACGAGATCATGGATTCTATTGATGAAATTCTTAGACAAGATCAGGAAAAGTTTGAAGAGTTTAAAAGAAAACAAGAAGAAGAGTTAAAGAAAAAAATTGAGAAACTCAATACACCAGAAAGAGTTTCTCAAGAACTTACAATAAAAATTCCTCCAGCTCATTATATACAGGGAACTGCTGGTAGATGGCAACCAGAATTTGAAAATGATATTGACCACGCCGTATACTTTGCTGGTAAATCTCCATTACCAAAGGGAGCAAAGCAAAGAGAAGTTCTTAATTGGTTGAAAAGTTTAGGCTTAACGTTTGAACAAATACATGACCACCGTGAGAAAGTATTAGATCAAATTCGAGAAACTATTTCTCTTCCTGGTGTTGAAGAAGAGTACCCATATGTTTACATCGATGCTGTTGACCAAGATTTTGTACTGGAAGATGATGAGGAGTATGAAGAAACAGAAGATGATTTCGAAGATTTAGATGATCTTTTAAATGATGTTAGAAATGATGAAGAAATTTCTGATAAAAAAATAGCAGAAAATATTGAAGAAGAAATCATCGATGCTGCTGAGGATGAAGAAGATCCTATGGCTGATGCTGATGTAGACATACAAGCCATATTGGATGGGGATGAAGATGAAACAAAAAGTATTACTGAAAAATTAACTGACACAATAAACAAACCCAAGAAAGAATCTTCTTACGCTAGCAACAAAAAAATTCTGGATTCTATTACCGTAAACTTTGGAAGAATACAAGAAACATTAAACATTGTAAATCGTAATTTAGAAGAACAGAATACATTAATAAGAGCAAACATTGATACACAACTTGCTGTCGGTGATTTAATAAGTAACCAGACAGATCTTTTGGCATCTAAATTTGATTTGATATTGGAACATTTTGAAAGACAGTTACAACATTCTGAAGAACTTGATGAAGTAGAAAAAAGAAAGGCGAATGAATCTAAATTAGAAGCACAGCGTGATGCTGCTGGGTCTTCTGACTTTCAAGATCTAACTAAGAAACCTTCTGGTAAAAAAAGAGAAAACAAAATTGAAAAGTATTTGAAGGGTAAGTTAACCAGAAAACTATATCGTAAACTACCAAAATCTGTAAGGAATGCCAGACAAAAAGTAAGAAAACTTCAACGGGTGCCTGGTAAAGCTAAAGCGAAAGCAGTGAGTAAAATGACTTCTATGCTTCCTACGAAAGGCAAGCAAGCTGTTGGTACTATGAGTAAAATTCGTGGTATGGGTAGAGTTGGTAGGATGGCTGGTCCTGCTAGATATGCCTTCGCTGGGCTTGAGTATGGAGAAAGGAAAGCAGAGGGGCAGAGTGAACTTCAGGCACAAGCTGGGGTTGGTAGCGGGCTTGCTGGGGCAGGTATAGGTGCTGGTTTGGTCAGTGCTGGGGTAGCTTTATTACCAACCGCTCCAACTGGATGGGGTGCTGTTGCGGCAGGATCATTAATTTTACTTGGGTCTATACTTGGGGGTGCTGCAGCTAGCGGAGCAGCAGATAAAATAACTGGAGCTGATAAAGTAACTGGGGAACATGAAACTGGTGGATTAACTAAACCAGGAACAGCAATACTTCATGGTACTGAAGCAATTATTAATCGTGATGCTATTGATATGTCACCATTGAATACTCTTGGTGGTATAATGATTGCTTCAACCACAGAGTATATTAATTCTGCTGGTGCTGTAGCTGCTCCCATAGCACCTTCATTGAGAGGTGTATCAACACAAATGGCGAGACAATATGATGTTCCTGCTACTTTAGCTCAGACTAATGTTGGTGGTACTTTGCCTAAGATAGATAATGAATTGAAAAAAGTTAGGGAAAAAAGAAAAGAAACTCCCGAAGAAGAATTAGAAAGTATTGAAAAAGATTTACTACAAACTCAAGATGAAAAATCTTTTGTTGATAAACTATTAAAGATTATTGATCCTGATGGAAAGTTTCAAGAGTTATTGAAGAAAATAAATGTACGAAAAAATGATACAACAGATTTTGATCTTGAACTTATAGGTGATGGAGCATTTGATACTGGATTAAGAACTGGACCTAGTGGGGTTATTGGTGGTAGTGCTGATTATCATCAAGATCTTTCTTTTGGGCCAGGAGTAAGTATTGAAGATCAACGAAAATTAATACTACAACTTGCTGTGGCTTATGATAAAAGTGGTAGAAAAATGGAGTTAAGTAATGAAGGTGTTGGCGGTAGAGTATTTCCTATAAATGGAACTAAAGAAGAACAAATTAAATGGATAGAAGATGCTAGAGCTGCCCATCGTGCTAGAAATGGTGGTACTGGAAGAGATGCTATTGATTTTTATACTCCTTCTAAAAATGAAAATAGATTTGGCAAGTCTGTAGAAAATACTGCTATACTAGCTCCAGTAGTAGAAGGGGGACAAAGAAAATATTCTAGTGGTGGAGCAGGTGGTGCTGGAATAACAATTACTGATAAGGAAGGAAAAGAAATATTAAAAATTATTCATGGACGAACTGATATTCCTTTGCCCACTGGAGGAGCTATGCCTTCTGTTTCGGTAGCCAAACCAGCACCTACCCCAGTAAATAGTTTGTCAGCAGCGGCGACACAAACCACACCAACTCAGCAAGTATCTTCTACACCTAAAGTAGGGGAACAATTAGCGGCACAAACCAATGATAATATGGATGGCATGGTTGCTGCTACGTATGGAGCAGGAGTTCCTAAAACTCCGAGATGGATGCAAGAAATAGAAAGGCAATATAATGAAGTTAAAGATAAGCCATTTAGTCCAGGAACACCGAAGCCAGGAAGAGGAATGGGAGATACGTGGCTCCCTAAGGCGTCATTGGATCAAGGTAGTCAAATTGCTAGTTTATCTAGATACGAACAAGAATCTGAAAGCAATACGGTAGTAATTAATAATCAATCTTCGCCAATGCCAGCAATGCCTTCTTCCGGAGGAACAGAAATTATTCAAATGGGTGGAGTTAGTTCTTCTGAGTTATTAAAAAGTTTGATGTTACAAAGATTAAACGCCTGATGAGAAATAAATACTGTGATAGGAGAATAGTATAAATGTCGGCAGGCACACAGGGTTTTACAGATACTCGAAAAGATACTAATCACATTGGTGCTGTTATTAGTAAGGTGCTTGAGGCAAGAAAACTTGCTGAGCAAGAAAGGGAATACGCTGAATCAGTAGCAGAAAAATATCAAACCTCACTGGAAGAATCTGGAATACAACGAGGATATTTTTTCAAGAAAGCATTAAGATGGAAGTTTGGCGGGGAATTTAAAGCTAAGAAACAAGCACAGTTACAAACTTGGAAATCTCGTGCTGACTTATTTAAATCTGCTGCCACTGGCAAATCAGGTAGGAATAAACTAAACAAGTTTGAAAGATCACAAGCGATCTTTGATATGTTTAAATCTGGTGATAAGCCAAAAACATTTAGAGATAAATTTAAACCATTATATGAAGGATTTGTAGATGATCCGATGGCTAGACCACAAAGTCATTGGGTTAAGCCAGGAGCAAGAAAGAAAATACAAAAAGCAACTTCCAGAAGTAATCGTGTAAGTAAAGAAGATATTCTGAATTCTCTTTCTGCCATCACTGATTCAATTGAAAGGGTTGCTGAATCTATATCAGAAAAAAATAAAGTAATTGCTGATCAGATGGTTCATTCATCTGTCTTACAAGGCATGATGCACCAGCAGCTTAAGACAAGTAACGATTCTTTAGAAGATAAATTACAAAAAATTGTTGATGTTTTATCTAATCAAACTCAATACCAAAAACAATCTGTAGATAAAATTGAAGCAAAATCTGCTGAAAATAAATTAGAAAGACAAAAAGATGCTGCTAGTATAGTTAATTTTGATGACCTCACTACTAAAGAAGATGAGAGTAAAATAGCAGCAACTTCTGCTCAGGACATGGAGTTCCAGCAAATGTCTGCTTACGAGCAGAATGACATACCACAAGCAGAAACTGGCGGTATTATTTCTGGTCCTGACAGTGGGTATCTTGCCAAACTTCATGGCAACGAAATGGTCATTCCATTAGATAATAATTATACACAAGGAGAACCTAGTGCTATTGATGGGAAGGTTAGACCTAAACCACAACAGCCTATTGCCACTCCAAAAAGTATTGAATCAATGCCCAAGTATGAAATGGGCACCAGTAAAATTGTTAATAATTATCCTAAGTATGAAATGGGGAATAGCACAGTAAATTCTGCTCCCATAACGTCTAAGTTTGGATTCGATACAACAAAAAATATAACTGGCATTGCTGGGGGAGGAACTACCGAAAGTTCTAAATTAACTCAATCAATGGTTGATGTCATGTCATTGCCGATGATGGCTGCTGGAGGAACATTACTTTCGGCAACTACAAAGTATATGCAAAGTTTGGGTGGGGAAGGAGCAAATATAAACCCAGAAATAGAAAGAGTATCAAGACCTATTGCCAACGTATTTGGATTGCCTCCAACAATAGTAAGTGCTGCTAAGGGAAGCACTTCAAGAAGAGCTGTTGGAGAGGAAGAACAAAAAGAAGACGGCGAATCCAAGAAAGATTTATTTGCTAAACTCACTGATGGGTTTGGTAAGTTACTTGAAAAACTTGGTAATAGTATTAATAATAGACCAACAGATACTACTACAGATGATGACACAACAGGAAACGGTCCAGGTGGAAGTGGTCAAGATTTTGCCACATTAGCAACTATTGCTGCTCTAGAATCTGGGTCTGCTCAAGGACAAGCTGATGTTGCTCAATCCGTATATAATAGATTGGGAGATACTGGTCAAATGTATGGGAAATCTATTACAGAAATTTTAACTAGAGATAATCAATATCAAGTAGCTTTTAAAGATCCGAATGCTAGTAGTGGCGAGGGAGCAAAAGTGGCGGATGTATTTAAGAATATTAAAAACGAGGATGATGCTGCAAAAGCAATCATGTATTATTATTCTAAACGAGGTAGACCAGTAACTGAAGAACAGGCAAGACAAATGTATCGCTCATCTGCTAAAGCAATTTCTGATGCTAAATTGAGAGAAAATGCTGCTAGACATGTTGGTGGTAGAACTGAATTTTTGGGTAGAGGATTGGGGGGAGCTGGGTCTGTTTCTAGAGGTGGTGGATCAGATAATGATTTTTTTGCTGCTTATGGATCTAGAACACAGATGGCTAGAGGAGCACAAGCAGCGCCATCTGGATTATTTAATGCTCCCTCACCTTCTCAATCAGCACCTCAAACACCAGCACAACTTGGTCAAGCAATAACGAGTAATTATGGTCTTAAAGTTGGTCAAGAAAGACAATTCACCCACCCAGAATATGGAACAATAAAAGCACATAAAACAGCAACTGGATTTGATTTTTATGATGGTCCTACGAAATTAGATATGTCCAAACCACAAGGTAAAGCAATTGTGGAATATTTTAAATCTACTAATGGTGGGCAGAAAATATCTCCGCCGCCAGCAGGACAACAGATATCTTCTCTTTCAACTTCATCTTCAAAATCTTCTGGTGGAGGAATAACTGTATTAAATACAGGTGGTGGGCAACAAATTGCTTCTGCTGGTTCGAGTCCTCAACCATCTGCTGATGGTGGGGTAGAATCTGGTAGAAATCCTACTCAAGATTTCTTTAGTAATTCATTCTCGTTAGGTGTAGGATAATGTCAGATAATTTAAAACCTTATGCTTCTAGTTTTCAATTAAAAAGTGTTGTTATATACCGAGTAAAATCAAGTGAGTCATATGATATTACTGATTTAGTTCAGCGTTTTGATTACTTCGAAAGCATTACATCTCCTGTCATATCTGGCACGTTAGTCATGGTAGATTCGGGATCTAATTTAATATCATCACTACCTATTCAGGGAACTGAGCGTGTTGTAATTAATCTGATTGCTCCGAACAATGAACAGCATGAATATGACTTGAGAGTTTATAAAATTGGTAGTAGATTTGGAGCAGAAAGATTCCAAACGTATACCTTAGGTTTGATTTCTCAAGAAGGACTTCTCAACGAAGGGATCCGAGTTACGAAAACCTTGAGTGGCAAATCTAATAAAATTGTGAGTGACTTGCTAAAAGATTATTTGAAAACAGATAAAGATTTGGAAGTAGAAACTACTAAATTTAATATCATTTTTAATGCTGGAAAAAAATCTCCGTTTGCTATCATCAATAGTATTCAATCAAAATCTGTTTCCGATTCTAGTACATCTAAAGTAACAGAAAGTAAAAAATCTTCTAAGGCATCTCCTTCAGACAATAAAACTATATCTTCTTTAAAACCAGTAGATAGTTCTGACTACGGCAGTGTAACTGGTAGTGCTGGTTATTTTTTCTTTGAAAACAAGGATGGGTATGTGTTCAAATCAATTGATACTTTATGTTCTGGTGTTAATTCTGCTGGAACTTATTTTCAAGAACCAATTGATGTAAACTCTCCTCCAGATAAAAAGATATTATCAATTGATTTTTTAAATGAGATTGATGTTCTAACTAAGTTAAGAACAGGAGCATTCTCTTCAGTAATTTGCTACTACAACTTTAGCACTGGAGCATATGAAGAGTATACTTATTCACTAGACAAAGCTTACGATAGTATGAAACATATGGGATCCCAAAAAGGATTACCTTATGGTCAAAAAGAATTGTCTAAGTATCCTACTCGTGTTATGAGTATGATATTAGATCACGAAACATGGTTTGATGGTGAAGAAGCTGCTTCCCCAGAAAAAAGAGATGGTGAAAATGGCGCAACTCAATTTCCTGATTATCAAAAATTTTATATGGCACAATCTATATCAAGATTGAATTCGTTAACAAATCAAAAAGTAAAAATAAAACTTAACGGATCACCAGCAATTAAAGTTGGGGATGTAATTGACATCATGATTCCTAATCAGGTAACACAGCAACAAAAGATAGTTGAAAAATATGATCCAGAACATAGTGGAACTTATTTAATTTCTGAGGTCAATCATGTGTTTAATCCAAAGCAAAGAAGATGCTATACGTTCTTAACTTTAATTAGAGATTCATATGGCATGAAAGATTATGCTTCTAAAACACAATAAATAATAAATAAATCCTGTGTGATATGGATCCAGTATTATCATCATTATTTCCAGTAAATCAAATAGGATCTGATGGTTTCAACTGGTGGATTGGTCAGGTTGAATCAAATAAGCATGATGATCCTAAAAATTCTGGTAGGTATCGTGTAAGAATTGTTGGTCAGCATCTAAAAGATTGTGATGCCACACCAACAACCGAATTGCCTTGGGCAAACGTAATGATGCCAGTCACCGCTCCCTTTACTGATGGTGGTGTTACTGGTGCTTCGGTTGACTTGAGACAAGGTAACTGGGTGATTGGCTTTTACATGGATGCTGATAAGCAGAAGCCAATTATCATGGGATCTATTGGTCACACTGCTGGTTCTACATTAATTAAAAATTATGAGAAAGATCCTAATCCAGGTGGCACATGTAAATCATTCACCACATATTTTGATCCAGAAAGAAATCCATATAAGCATGAGCCTCTACCTGAAGGAAAGAAATCAGAAGGTAATACAGAAAAAGATGACTCGGAGTACACAAAACCTGGACAAGCTGGAGTAATTGCTGCTGCTATTCCTGGACAAGCTCCTGCTAGTTTTTATGCTTTGTTTGCTGAGAATACATCAACTAATCCAACTGGTTCTAAACTGTGTGTTGAAATTGCTAATCCAAAATGTGGTTCTGAATCTGATTTGTCTGGCGGATTAAAAAATATTTTATCGGAAATGCTTGCTGCTAACCAACAATCTGGTGGGCAACTTGGCGACTATTATGTGAGTCAAATCAATGGAGAATTAGATAACTATACGAATGTTGCTAGAGGCTATGTCAACAAAGCAACTAGATTAGTTTCTAGTTTTGTGTCTAGAGCAAAAGGCGAGATAGTAAAAGTTGTTAGACAAGGCATAGATGGCTTGGTTGACTTGGCATTAACTGTGGACGTTGCTACTACAGATGCCCTAGGTAATGTTAATACAGGACCAGTTGCTCCTGACTTAGGAGTAGAACCCTTCACTCCTATCACTAAAAAAGAAAGTAGATTGAAGCCAGTTATCGATACAATCAATGATGTTCTTGATGATTTAGGTTGTAGCATTACTGATTTTACTGACAGATTAGCATCATGGCTGACTGATTTACTTTTAGAAATTTTTATGGAGGCATTCAATGCCGCCACTTGTTTGATTGATGCTGTAATTGAATCTATTATTAGTGAAATATTAAATGGTCTTGAAGAAATTTTATCTGTAGTTTTAGGACCACTACAAGATTTCTTAAGTATCTTAGCTGCCCCATTAAACATTATTGGATCGGCTATAAGTGCTGTCTTTGATTTGCTAGGTATTTCTTGTGATGGTCCGAATGCTGAATGTGAAAAAGTTTCGAAGGAGTGTACTGACTGTGGTTCTGAAGACACTGAAGATTGGCTTGATAAATTACTCAAACAAATAGAAGATGGTCCTTTGGCAGGAACTTCTGTTTGTGCCGAATCAAAAGAATCGCCAGCTGATGAAGAAACAGGCATCGTATTTGTTGGAGGCATCTTTCAACCTCCAGGAGATGTACCAACAGATGCTTCTCCTACAAGTTTGGAAAAAGTTTTTGCCTACAAATCAAATGATCTTCAAGTAGTTGAAGGGCAGGATGCTGTTTTTACTATTATAAGAGAAGGAAATACTTTACTTTCTTCTAGTATAAAATATCAAGTTGTTAATTTATCTGCTACAGAAGGTGTAGATTTTATTAAGCCAAATACTGGAGGAACAATTGGGTTTGCTCCTGGAGAATTTCAAAAAACAATAACATTTAAAACTCTTGCTGATGATGTTGATGAAGGCGTAGAAAAATTTGCTATTAGGTTATCAGAATCTGTTACCCCAGAAGGATCAAGAACCATATTTCCTGATGGAACAATTTTTGAATGTGAAATTTTAAATTATGATTTAAAATCTATAGAACCTTCTGCTGGTGGATTTGATTTTGAGGCACCCGATGGTTTGACTCCTACTACAACGTCTATAATTAAACCACCATCAAATTTTGTTACAACACCAGTAACAACTTTGACCCCAGTAAACAATATTATTCCTGTTGTGCCATCATATACAGTAATACCAGAGAAAACATTTTATTATGAAGGTACACAAATAGTATTCAATATTTTTACTAAAAATGTAAAAGATAATACTGAATTAAATTATACTATTTTTGGTGATGTTGTTGCTGCCGACATTATTGGTGGTCAACTTACAGGATCATTTATTGTTGTGGATAACAAAGCCACTGTTAAAATTACAACAACAACAGACAACGATTTAGTTGGTGAAATTGTAAATGATGATGGAACTACATCAACACAAAACATACCAGACCCAACGGAAAGATTAATCTTTGGCATTGATGATACAAATGCTTTCGCTAGCGTTTCTATATTGGGTGATGATATTCCAGTAGAACCATACTATTTTGTAGAAGCCGATAAGAATGTTTATGCTGAGGGAGAAACGATAGTTTACTCAATAACATCCTATAATGTTCCTAACAATACTGTAGTTACATACGAACTTTCTGGACCAGGCATTACAGAAACTGATATTATCGAGTATGAATTATCTGGCACGTTTACTGTAGTTGATAATAAAGCTACAGTAAACGTACAATTAACGGCAGATTCTGATATAGAACAGTCGGAACTATTAATCTTCACCATTACTGATGTTGATAATGGAGATTTTACTACGGTAATAATTGAGCCAGATAAAACAATTCAAGATCCTGTGGGCACTGTTGTTACCCCAACATTCTTTGTTCAATCTGATAAAATTGAATATGAAGAGGGAGAAACGGCAGAATTTACTATCACCACAACTAATGTTCCTGATGGAACTAAATTACAATATGTTTTGTATGGTCCTTCGCTAAAATCATCTGATATTATTAATGGTGTACTGTTTGATACGTTTGTTGTTTATAATAACACAGCAAAAATTTATATTGGTATTAATAAAGACTTAGAAATCGAAAGCAATGAAGTGATCACTTTTGTTATCAATGGAACAGGAGCTTCAGCACAAATTATTGTGTTGGGAGAAATCATTGAACCTCCTGCTGTGGTTCCTGATGTTATTAAACCTTGTATAACATCTCCATCAGCTGGTGTTCCTGTTACAAATGAATCTGGAGCAATCGTTAGCATACCAATTGTTGATAGAGGATGTCCATATCAAAAACCACCTAGAGTAATCATACGTGGAAAAGGATATGGAGCTTCTGCTATTGCTTTGTTGGATGAAAACGGATATGTGAGTGAAGTAAGAGTGACAAGAACTGGTAGAGGATATGTAAAAAATACTTCTGTTAATCAAAACTTAACCTGTGTCATTGATTCATATACATTATTGAATCCAGGTAGAGGGTATACTTCAGAACCAGAAGTATACATTGACGGTCAACTTGGAATTGCTAGAGCAAGAATAAATGATCTCGGATATGTTTTTAGTGTAGAAGTTCTCAACAGAACAAAAACCTTTAAGGATATTCCTAGTATTATAATTAGAGGTGGCGGTGGTGCTGGTGCTAGAGTATTACCTAGTTTAAATTGCCTAGATAAGGTAGAACTTGAAACCAAAGGCTATGCCAAAATTGGAACAGGTAAATATATTGATTGCCCATAATGTCTGTAACTAACAAACCCGCTTCAAATCCAGATGTAACAAAAGGAACTGTTCCTAATGCTGATGGAGATCTTTCTTTTAAATATGGCGAAGGTCCAATACCAGATTATTCTTATCTGTTAGGTAAATGGACTCTCACTACATATACATTTCCTGAAGATGGATCTTCTGGCTTTGCTATAACTGATGGTAAATCAGCATTTCACATAGACAATCAGGGAAACATAATCTTTGGTACTGGTTCTCCATCTCAAAGTGGATGTGGCGGTAAACTGATTATGAAATCAGAAGCACAGCTACAAAAGACAGGATCTGTTTCGATTGAAGTTCAAGGAAGACCAGATGACGGTTCCATAAAAAAAGAAACGAATGCTACTGGAGGTATAAGTGAAACTAAACTGCCTGCTTACTCACTAAAAGTATATGGAGATGTGTTAATTGAATGTATTGGTGGTGAAGCAGTTATAAAAGGAGAAAACATTACCTTAAATGCTGCTAGCACACTCAATTTAAATTCGGGAAAAGATATTAATCTCACGGCAGGTAAAGAGGGTGGTAGAATTAATATGTTTGGTGGAACTTTTTCACTCAATACTAGCTTCTTTGAAAAAAATCTGAGTGGTGGTGAATACTCCAAGGGAGCAGGCGAAGTACAAATAGAACAGTACAACCCAAATGCTTCAACATCAGTTTCAACACCAGGAAGTGTTAATTATACAGTCAATGGTAATTATGATCTCGGAGTTACTGGAGACTATAAACAAATTGTTAATAAAAATTATTCATTGAGTGTTGATTTAGATTATGCTAGAGAAGTTAAAGGAAATGCCTCAGAAAAAACAGTAGGTAAACAAAAAACAGCAATCACTGGTACAAAAGTCCGTGAGTCATCACAACAAGAGTCATATGTGTTAGAGGTCGGAGCAAATCCAACACCAGAAATAGCTTCGTACAAAGTATCGAGCGGTGGCAAAGTTGAAATGAGTACCACCACAGGTGGATTTAAATTTGAGGCT